CATTCTGCGTTTTTTAGCTTCGGCTTTTTGTATATCTCTTAATTCTTGATCTTTTGCTACTTTCTGCTCTGCTAATACTTTATCACGCATCTTCTCAAAACGAGTCCACAAGTCGCCTAATTCTGGTGGAGTGTTATACACCATCTCCTCTCTAATTTCGGCTTGTAGCTGGTCTAAACGCGATCTAATCAATACTCTCTGAAGTGCTCTACGACTAACCGATAACTCACCTTTGTATACCTGTTTAGCGTTCTTTTCTTCATTCCAGAATATGCCTTCAATCTGGTCTAATACATCAAAGAACTTACCTAAATGGTCGCCAATCTGAGTAATCGTATCGTTAGGATCAGCCTTGGCTATATGCTGAACCCTCTGCACTTCTTCGTTAAACTGTATTTTCTGCTGATTGCTAGGGTTAGGTATCTTAGAAAATTGTACTTTTAAATCATCTAAGACTTCCTTAACGTCTCCAGCCGCACCTTTAATATCTTTATATAACTTACAGCCTTGTTTACAGGCACTAACAGCAGCATTAGCAAGCGCAAGAAGTGTAAACGGGTCCACATCTACTTAGGCAATTGACCGCTGCCAGCCATCCAGAACAATAGACCTAAAGCACCAGCACCGACAATCCAGAATATCTTCTTAACGACAGAACGACCTACTTCTTCGTATATCTTCTTAAAAGCAACTTCGGCTGCTTTCTCTGCTATATGGTCTATCTGCTGGTCTGTAAGTTCTATTTTTTCCATAATTACTCGTAAATAATGTTAATTGAACCAGCATCAAAAGTATCTGTTCCATTGACTGTAGTAATACGAATAGCAGTTAATACAGCACCTAAAGCAACAGCTCCAGCACCAAACGTTTGATTTACAACTTGAGGAGAAATAATAGACATTTCTGTCCATGTATTGCTAGTCAAAAGATTCGCAGACATAACTCCATTATAATTATTTGCAGCAGCAATAGCATTAGTTATTAAAAATCCAGTTGTAAAAACTGTTTCCGCGCTACGATTTCCACAACATCCAACATATCCACTAGTTGTGTACGTTGGGGTAGAGCCTGTTCCAAATTGCACTAACAATGGAGATGTACTACTTGTACTTACTCCTTGAAGCATAACCGTAACTCGTTTTGCAGTAGACGGTATACCAGTAAATTCAACTGCAGTACCCGATGCATTTTGAGCAGTTAGAGCAGTAGGACCAGCATTACCAAATGACGGAGGAGCATCACCGTTAGACTTTAGTACCTGACCTTCTGTACCGTAACTAGTCGCACCAGAACCGAATGAGAAGCCACCATTTTTAGTAATTAATAAACGCTGAGTTAATGTATTAGCAGTAGAACCTGATGAACCAGCAGCAGCAGTCTTTACAACAATGCTGCCAGAACCACCGTTACCAGTTCCATTACCAGCATTAATCTCAAAGCTAGCACCAGTTATATTAGTACCTGTGCCACTAGGAGCGCGTAAGATACTTCCTGCAACTGACGTAGTAGCATCACCTGTACCGAGAACTACAGTACCTCCAATATTTACTTTGCCAGCAGAATCAATCTTTAAACGATCTGATCCACCAGTAACTAACGCTAATGTATCAGCAGCAGGACGATAGATGCCTGTATTCGTGTCACCACTCCACGATAATGGGGGAGCCGATGCAGTCGTAGCAGCAGCGTCTAAATACAATACAGAGCCACTAGTCTGCGTAACTGATCCACTCAATACAGTTGCGCTCGTCGTAGTACCGATATTATTAGTACCACTCATCGTTACGGTACTGCTCATTACTACAGCACCTGAGAATGTTGTACCTGAGCTAAATACAGCACCGCCAGACGAAGTAAATGCACCACCTACGACTAGACCATCACTATCTGATCCTGTCTGCATATCCTTGACCTGAGCCATTACCTCACGGATAGCATTATTAATACCAGATGGTGCACAACCTTCAGCAATGTTAATACCTGCAATATCGGTATTATTTGACGCTGTAGCTGACCATTCGCTAACTTTGTTCTTTGCCATGATTTAACCTTTATTGACCTAATAGCCCTGTAAAAGTACCCAAAGCAGCCGCACCAGGTACTACCCCTATTGGTTTCATTCCTTGAGTTCTACGACGCAATTCATCAAGAATAGCTCTTTGCTCAATAGGATCAGTCGCAAATAATCGTTTTTGAAGTTCTGATGAAGTTTCTCCGCTAATACCTTTAGTTCTTGCTAATCCTTGACGAGCAATATCCATAGCAACACCAGTTAATCCACCTCTAGCATAATTTTGAGCTAATGATCCTAGTTCTGCTGTTCCTTGACTTGTAGCTAAACGCTCACCAGTTTGTGACCCGCCCATTAATGATTTAGCTGTTTTAGTTTGACCTTCAAGAGCATCAATATACTTAACAAAATCATTATATTGATTCTTATCTGTAAACGCATAACGCATTAATGATTTCTGCTTATCACTTTTAAATACTTGTCTAGCAAAATCACCGCCTTTAAAGTTCTCAAGACGAGAATTTACATCAGACATCATCCCTAAACGAAATGCTTCTTTTTCAGAATCATTCATCTTTTTAAGATTGTCTAATGCTTCTTTGTAGTCAAGTTTTTGATATTTTTGTCCTACCTCAAATGCTGATTTAATACGCTCATTATCAGCAAATTCAGCATTAGCTTTAGCATATATAGGATTTTTGACCTTAATAAGATCGTTAAATTCTTTTCTTACTGTGGCTACATCTCTGCCATACCCAGTAACTTTACCTGTAATTGCGTCTGTTTCTTTTTCAACAATACGATCAAGCCCTATTTTTACTTGATGCATTACATCGGTAGGAACTTTCCTATCACTTAGGAAAATATCTAAATCAGGCAATGTATCTCCGTAAACAGCAGCACGTTTTTGAGCCTCTTTATAAGCATCCTGAAATACAGGACGATCCATAAATTGCCTGAAATCTTTGGCATAAATATTCTTGCTATAAGCCAATGGATATTTAGCACTAGCAGCAGCTTTTTGATTTTCTGCTAAGAATTGCAAATACTCATATCCATTAACATTTTTACCTAAACCAGCTTTCTCAACCAATCCTTTAACAATATCGCTAGGCTGATCGATCATTCTTGATTCTAAGAATCTAGCTGTTGATGCTTTTTGACCTGATGGAACGACATAAGCCGAATAAGCTAAGTCTTGCAAACTCTTACCAAGATCAGCTAATACAGGACGAGGAACTCCGACACGCTCCATTTCGTTAAGTAATTGAGCAGCTTCTTGAGTAGTTAAATTCTCTTTCTGTAACGCGTTAGCTATCATCTTAGAGGCTGCTCCAGGCTGATCTCCTACACCAGAAGCAGTTAATACATTCTTAATTACAGTACCAGCACCACGTAATACTAAAGGAACTGTACCTCCAACAGCAGCACCAAATACACCAGACTCTAATGCCTTACCACTAACATCAGTTTCAGCAGTACCAGCACCAGTTAATGCACCTGTAGCCGCACCAACGCCAGCACCTCGAACGATCTGACCTGGAATAGTAGTTCCTGTAATAGCTTCTTGAATAGCAGGACCAGCACGACCTAATGCTTTAAATGCGCCAAATGGAGCAGCTAAAGCACCACCAACCTCAGTAACAGCACCTGAAACAGGATAATCCTGCTTAAATTGGCTTTGTTGTGCTCTTAATCTATCTCTTATTTGTTCGTATTGAGGACCTGAAATAGCTCCAGATCGTAATGCAGCTTCTATTTCTTCATTGAGTCCAAATGTAGCACCACCAGCAGCAGACCTTAATGCTTCAGTTTTACCAGAATAAGGAACTGCATTATTCATTATTGATCCCTGCATATTCCTTTGAATAGCAGAGCTTATTTCCTGATCTGTCATATAGTCAGGAAACTCTACAGAACCCATGCCAGGTACATCAATAACTTTAGCCATTATTCAATCCTTCCTGTAGCTGGATTGTATGCGCGAATTTTAGGTTTATTTGCTTCAGGTTTACCAAGACTATAAAAATCTGCTAAATCAGCCGTATCTTTTCGTTTCTTTAATGCAGAAAGATTCTTTTCATGTATAGCAATTTTTCCGCTTGAAACTTTCTCCAAAGAATTAAGCAAAGAAATAACTTCTTTTTGTGTAAAGTCTTTAAAGTTACCACCAGCAGCACGTTGAATTAATGCGCGTTCATTCTCAGTAATTTGTCCTTGCCCCTTCATCGCAGTAGCAGCAGTCAGTTCTAAATTAGCAAGTCCTTGCATTGCCTGAGCAGTTCTAGCAAGTTTTTCCTCTGTATTAGTACCTGCTACACCAAGAGAAGAAGCTAACTGATCTATAACTCTAGGAGCATTACTCAATGGACCTGCATATACACCTTTTTCAACTAATGGTCGTATATTCTGAATAGTTGCTATTGTTCCCTGTGCCGCATTTGCGCTGTTATATGTAGTCTGAATAGCCTCAGAAACACCCTTACCAAACTCTTTAGCAAAAGTATTAGCTGCAACATTAACTTGTGTAGCACCAAGAGGCTTAACAGCTTTTAAATAATCTATAAATGATCCTGAAAATCCTTGATTCTGAGCAGCTTTATATTCTTTAATATCAGATGTTAAATCCTGTGATGCAGCAGTCTGAATACTTTGTATCCCTTGACGTAACTGATCTCCATTAATTGATCCAGATTTTGCTAATTGTTTTAATGAATCAACATTAGTGCGTAAATTTTCTGGAACTGATTTCTTAAATCCTTCAAAGTCAAAGCCACCAACAGCATATTGTTGAATTTGAGTATCAAGATTCTTAATCTGCTCAAGATTATTTTTTACTTCATCATTAGCAGCTTTAGTTCCCAATTTAGAAAGATTAGAATTAACTCTAAGCAGAACATTTTTTTGCTCTCTTAATGCCTGTTCTTCTCGATTAACTTGTGGAGTAGGTTGAACTACTGGAGCAGTAGGAGCTACAGGAGCTACAGGTGCGGCAGGAATCCCTGCGTTATATCCCTGACCTAAGTCAACAGGATACATTTCAACAGCACCAGCCATCGGAGCAGTAGGCTCACGTACTGGAGCAGTGCCAGGGATTACACTAGGAGAAACACCTGCAACACCACCATCAACAGCAGGACCAGCCACACCAAGCATCTGGTTCATTTGGTCATTATATTTCGCTAATGATTGACCGTATTGAGAAACGTCTTGACCATATTTAGCCACATTTTGATTATATTGAACTTGTTCAGGTGGCATAACTTGCTGTTGAACAGGCTGCTGACCATAAGCCTGTTTATAAGCCTCAGAAATAGGTCGCTGCTGTTCTAATTGACTGACCATCTCTACAAATTTAGCCGGATCAATACGAGCTAACGGAGCCAAATCAGGGTATCTAACTGCCATGTCTGCAAATGCTTTTTGCTTATCCGCATTAGCTTGCAATTGTTGAGCAGCAGAGAAATTCTGTAATCCTTGTTGATACGCTTGACCAGATGCGCCGTAACCAGCACCTAAAGAGCCTAATATATTCTGTATAGCCGATCGTTTAGGACCTTGCCTACCCATACCTTGAGCTAATGCAGCAGCAGCACCTAATAATCCAGAAATATTAGACTGCCTAGATAATGCTTGAGACTGATCTTTTCCTAACAACCTTTCATACATTGGATTTTGCTGACCAAATATATTTAAGTTTGCAGGATTTATGTAATCAGTCCAACTGCTTTTATCTACCGGAGGAGGATTCCCGTAATAAAACTGATTTCTTTCTTCAGGAGTTAAAGCCATATTTCACCTATAGCAAAGAAATTGGTTGTGGACGCATTACGGACTGACCTTGTGGATTTAATAAACTCATGTAATCCATTGGAGCAATCTGACCACGCTGAATTTGACCTGGTTGCGCATAAGGAATAGGCTGACTTGGAGCCATTAAATCTTTAGCTAATCCAAGCCCTATTTGTGATGTCATAGGATTTTGGTTCATAAATGTATTAGCCGCACTAATATCTTGACCAAGACCAGTTAGAGTCGATGGCATAGTCATACCGCTAAACATCCCACCAGAAGAACCAGCTAATGCAGTTTGCCCTGCTGTACCTACACTTCCATATCCACCACCAGCAAAACCACCGCCAGTTCCTGCACCAGCAGCCCCACCAAATCCACCAGATAATCCACCACCAATACCACCAGTAGCACCGCCGATTAATGCACCTTTAAGAGGATCATCACCTTTAATAGCAGCACTACCGCCACCCATAGCCGCACCAATCAAAATACCTGTAGTAACTGGATCACCCATTATTTGCCTCCTGTCGGCGTAGCAGTCTGCGTAGTCGTAGTGCCCTGAGGAACACTAGAGAATAGATTCGCAAACTGACTTAGTTTCATTTGTGGCAAGTTCTGCTCGTAATTCCAACGGTTAATATCAGCTTGCATCTTTGCTGTATCGTAACCTTCACCAGCCTGACCAGCTTTCAATAATTGATTAATATCGAAGTAATCAGCTTGAGCCATTGCAGGAGCAGCACCAACCGCAGCCATTTGACGAGCACGTTCAGCTTCAGCCGAGTTATACGCTAGTTGACCACCCTGCTCAGTTAAGGCACGAGCAAAGACGTCTTGAGCCTGACCTGTTAGCTGACCTTGAGCAGCAGAGCCATAACGACCAGCAGACGCAGCACCAGACTGTAATTTCTGAACATTACGCAGATAATCCTCACCTGCTAGACGATTAGTCTGCTCTAAAGCACCCGCTAGGAATGGATTAACGCCACGCCCTTGAATCGTAGCTAGTTGCTCTTGTTGTGCAGCTTTAACGAGTGGAGAGCCTCCTAGAGCGCGTTCTCTAGCCATTGCAAGAGATTCTTGCGTAGCCTCTGAAGGAGATATATAGGTCTGCCCTTTAAAATACTCAGGACTCTGACCTTGATAGAGACGTTTAGCTTCTTCTAAGCCATACGTTACATAGGGAGCTATTCGAGGATCAATGCTCGAAGTTGTTGTACTTTCTTGACTACCGCCGCCACCACCCATAATTACACCTCACAAATCCATTGTTTCGGACGGAATCCATAACTACCCGCCCTTTTAGCCCAACCGCGCCTATGGCTAGAAAATGTTATGTATTTGACGTTAGCTTCAGTAGCCATACCTTTTATATATTTTAAGGCATTTTCGACAACATCATAACTATTTTCTAACGAATAAGCAGCCCATAAATGCATTGTTTCACCCTGTGGCTGTAAAACAAAGAATCCAGCGTAATGGTTGTTCTCTATCAGCACAAATAACAGACTCTTTTGATTAAAACAGTCCGTATATACATCCTCAATTATCCAGTTCTCTGGACTCTTGGATTTAATCTTATCTAAGCCAGTTCTGACACTAGCCCACCAATTACGTAGTTCCTGCGGAGCAATATATTTATATTCCATTAACCCACCACAATGTAGCCATACGTCTTATTCGCTGTGCTATTAGCCCAATGAGTCAATGTAGCTTGCCCTTGTTGTCTACTGGAAACATATATATTAGATGACGCATTAGGAGAAATATAATTCATTGTGGCAATAACTGACGCTGTAGTAGGTCTAGTAGGGCTAGTTCCAGCAGCATAAAATTGAAGACTTACATTTGTACTAGGAGATGACCAATAAATCTCAATATAATCATTAGCACTTAATTCTAAGAAGTAATTCCATCCAACAACAGTATGACCATCAATACCACCATGACTAGATGGGACACCAACAAGTCCAGTAGATCCAACAATATTTGTTCCGTTTTTTCTTAACCAAACACTAACATCATGTTCTTGCGTATCAATATTCTGAAACTGACCAGACCACTGTAAATTATAAATTCCTGTGTTTCTGACATTCATACGTGAACTATTAGATAGATATACTCCATTGGAGTAGTCAGTCGTATCTAACGTCATAGCTGTAGCTGTATTAGCCGTTATAGTCTGATCTACAAGGCTCTGAAACGCTCCGTATGGCATTGAATCAGCATTAGCAGCAGCAGATATAGGGATTAGAAAAATAAGGCTGTCGTAGCCTATACGCTCGTCGTATAACGTAGTCGTAGTAGCGTTTCCTGTCGCTAGTGTAATAGAACCAGTATTGTTAGATTTACCATCCATTAAACCTCTGACAACCTCTGATACAGCACGGTTATCAGCACCAAATGGAGGTAATGTACGAAACTGAGTCATCGAGTTCCCTGACCAACAATGTCTATCTCAGCCGCTACAGCAGTTTTCCATGACGTACTAGTAGGACTCATCTTAATCCTGTGATAACGACCAGCAGAACGCAATGGTACGCCACCCTCACTATTAGCCGCTACTGGATCAGTAAACGAAATACCATCCTCTAATAAGCCACGACTAGCTACAGATATAGTTCCAGTGCCATTATCAATCACTGGTCTTGCAAATGTAATAACAGACCTGCCAGAATCTATATCGCCTGAAGTTATCGCAGCAGACTTGTTCTGACCTGAGAATGAGATAATCTTTTGCCCTGAAACACCCATAAACAATAGTATTCCACCAGCCCAAACACGTGAATCCAAAGGAACATCTAACGTGTCTAAGTTGCTATCGTAATTATCTATCTGCTCTAACGTAGCACTAGGAGTTAAACCAAACGCAATAGATGTAGCCGTAGTATCTGCATAACTCCAACGGTTTAAATCAATGGAGTAAAACAGCAAATAACGACCACCAAACGTATTTTTAAAGTTCCAAACGATTAATTTACGTACCGGATCAACCGTAGCACTCATAGAAGTGCGTATTTCATTAGGGATAGCGTTATCAAAGAACCATCTATTTACTTTTTCAGCACCAATGCCCTTACTTGTCTGTCCATCGCAAGCATAAAAGCCATCATCCGATAAAAAGTACGTAATCCCTCCAAACTGAGCAATAGAGCCACTACTAGAGCATCCTAAAGTACGAGAAATAGCATCAAATTGGAAGAAAAACGGTGATCCTACGTAACTCATACGATAGATAGCACGTTCCAAGAAGATTAGACCGTATTCTCCACCTGCTAAACCTGTAATATCTCCACCATCAGGTAGAACTTGTGTATCTGATTGACTAGCAGCACCAGGAGTCCAGTCAGTCTCGTCATTAATGTCAGACCAATAGACCTTATTCGTATCGCTACCATCGTCAGCAGCCACAACAAAGTCACGAACCACAGTGACATACTTACAAACAGGAGCAGCAGCCGCTAAATCATCAAAGGATGAACCACCAGCCATATCGTATGCTTGCAACTTATTAAGTCCGTTAGCCGCGATTATCTTTGCTCCGAACTGAGTAACATCCCACGAGTTTGTCGATGTATATGTAGTGCTAACAGCGTCTAAACTAATATCGCTAGAGTCAAACTTAAATATCTGAGTAGCTCCAGCCGCAAATAGATTCGTAGCACCGCTATACTTACCTGCGAAAGTAATCAATAAATCCTGACTAGCATTAGCTGAATAATCTGCCTCTAACTTAAATGGAGCATATCCGTTAGTTACTGGATAACAGTTAAATGCATCCGTTACCGCACCAGTTACACCAGGCTGATCTGGCAGCCATTCCCCGAAGATAATCTTTTGCTTTGCCATTACTGTCTAACCCATGTGTTTGATTCGGAAGATACAGTTTGCCAAGTATTCGCATTAGGACTTATTTCAGTCCATGTATCTGAGTCTGGAGTTACGTCAGTCCATTCATAGCCAGATACATTAATAATATTAAGTGTTGCTGTTCCGTCAATATTAGCATTGCCATTGTATATAACACCACCTAAAGCTGAGAATGAAGCATCAGCAGTTATGTTAGCGTTACCACCAATTACAAAAGCTCCGATAGCTGTAACTTCTGCATTAGCATCAATTGACGCTATACCAGTTCTTACTAATGATGCACTAGCTTCAAATTGAGCATTAGCAGTAATAGCCGCAGTAGCTAGATTAAGTTTAGATGCAATTACGCTAACTGTAGCTGTGCCATTTATAGATGCCGAAGAATCAGCCGTAGCCTCATATTCTGCATATCCATCATTCCAATAACCAGCGACTACATAGCGATCAGGCTGGCTTAGATCACCATCGCCATATCCTTGTACCCAATAGCCATAGTCAACGTAATTAGCCATTTTCGTTATTTATTTCGCTAGATGAACTATCGATCTGATACTCAACCCATCCTAAATCTAAGTAATGCATCCATTTATAACCATCACGAGTTGCTGGCATAACATCACGTACAACCCATCCAGGAGGAAAACACCAGATGACTTCCTGCCCTTCAGATGCAGTAGGAGCATCAGATACCTCTATCCATCCTTCTGTCCCATCAGTTGCAATACTTGGTATAGAACCGTTTTTAGAGTAAAGCATATATTACCTATTGAACGAAGAAAGCCGCAATTGGAACAGTAGTCACATCTCTTGCAACTTTAGTAACTCTAATTTCATCAAGATAACCACTTAGCAAAGTTGTACCTGTTCTACTTGCTCCAACATACATACTATTTGTTTGGTTAAAGTTATCTGTTACAGCACCACCACTCGTAGCATCAAGAGTTGTTGATCCAGTTGTTCCTAAATATAACTTTAAATTACCAGTACCTGTACCAGACCTAACTACAGCAAAGTAATACCATGTACCAGAAGATAACGACGTAGCTCCAGTAAGTGCTGTAGCCGTATAACTAAACTGTAATTTGTTTCCAGACGTTATATTGACAGACCATCCTGTAGTTCCTGTGCCCTTACTAATAATTCCGTAAGCTACGTTAGCAGCAGTTAAATATACCCAACCATCAATTGTAAAATCACCAGTACCAAGCTGGGTATTCGGCGTATCTGGAGACAATAGATAGTCTGTAGTCCCATTAAATGCCATTGATGTAGTACCAAACTTTTCTTGGGTAGCACTTGCCTGAGCACTCCCAACAGTCTCTAAATCATTTTTAGCAGAAGCATCATAAATACCAGCATTGGTAAAGTTCAATAACAATGATGGGCTATTAGATGTTGTTGGTGGTGCGGTAGGTACTGTAATAGTTAATGCTGTGCCTTTTACATATTCAAATCCTGCTATATAACCATTAAAACTATTTAACTGAGTTCTACCAGCAAACATAGTCAATGCAGATGTTTGACTATATGTAGTTGAGTTTGCGAAGTTTAACTGTGATACGCCATTGATATAAAGATTAATAGTGCTACCAGAACGAACAGCAGCAACATGAGTCCATGAACCAGCGGGTATTGTCGCAGTTGTTGCATTAGATGTTGATGTGTCAGTCCAGTTTAATTGGTTTGAAGCATTTATAGAAAATACCCAGCCAGTTGTACTAGTTCCCTTTGCCGCTATAGTATGAGCTACGCCAGCTACAGCCCTATATACCCAACACTGAATAGTAAAGTTACCCGCATCAAATTGTAAAGGCGCAGCATTAGCTACAGTTAAATAATCTCCAGTTCCGTCAAGGTATGCACTACCACCTACTACACTAGTGCTATATGCAGCAGTTGGCAAGAATGGAGAAAATGCTTGTACAGTTGGCTCAACTGTAGCTGTAGAAAGAACTGTTAAAGCATTTCCATTTACGACATTTACAAACCTATTTGAGATACAAGTTAATAGAGTTGTGCTTGCATCAGAAGTATAAAATGCTGTTGGAACAGTAATTGTTCTATTTGTAGTTGAAACTCTTAAATTTGATATGTAACAAATAACAGGGAAATAGTTTGCTCCCGTATATCTTCCGTTAATATACCCAGTTGTGCTTGTATAGTTTGCTGATGATATTCCTGTGCCAACTGATACGCCATCAATATACAAAGTTAATTGATTTGTTCCTGTGCCAGTTCTAACTAAAGCTATATGCGACCAAGCATTCACAGTAATAGCAGTGCCAGAGCCAGAAGCAATTAATGTAGTAGATGTTCCAGCACCATCTCGTTGGAAAACACGTAATTGATTTGTGTTTTCAATAAGAATTCCTATACCATTAGTCCCGCTTTCATATAATTGCCCAACAGTTCCAGAGCCATGAGCTATGAAATAATAATTAAACTCTATTGTAAAATTTCCAGTGCCAAATGCTGTAACGGCGGCAGTAAGTGTTGTTTGGCTTGTGGCGTTATTAGTTGGAAAATAATTACTCCATCCAGTCTGGCTAAACGGTGTAAATGTACCCTGCGTAGGAGCATTAGGACCAGTAGAAGGATTACGAGTTATAGAATAGCCATTACTAGACGAATCTAAAAACGTATTGTTATGCGCTCCATCAGTACTGCTAGTATTTAGCAATAAAGCAACACGATTAAAGAACTCATCAGTTGTAGCCGCAATCACAGTCTTAGCAGCTACTAGCATATTCATAATGCCACTCATGACACGTTTCCTGTGATGGCGCAAACCGTCCCACTAATAAATAATACAGTAGCAATACCACGAGTTGCTAAAGTAACACTGGCTTTATCTGAATCCGTTCCAGCAATGTAAGCCGTAGTAATCGAGCAAGTAATCGTAATGCCTCCACTCGTATTATTAAAAATAGAGATGGCATCACCTTCAGCAAACGTAGCATCAGGGATCGTTATAGAGCCGCCTGAGCCTACTTGCACATACTTACCTACATCACCTACAGCCAGCGTATACGAACCCGTCTTAGTACCAACAGCAGGAAGATCACGGTAACCTACTTGATTAGTTCCATCAACCGTACAGTTCGTTAACGCGCCAGAGCTAGGAGTACCCAATACACCGCCATTAACCACAGCAGCACCAGACGAACCTATATTGACCGCTAAAGCTGTAGCTACGTTAGTACCAAGACCACTAACACCCGTCGATATTGGCAGTCCTGTAGCATTAGTTAGAGTAGCTGATGCTGGAGTACCTAGAGCACCACCAGATTGATATTTGTCTGTGTTTAGATTCGTAAAGTTATTATCAACCTCGGTATAACTTAGTGCCGAACCCTTACCAGCACGAGTGACAATTGTTGACATAATTCACCTTACGCTAAAGTTACTGACAAATTTCCAGTAGTTATTTTAAATATATCTCCATTACTGATTGTCTTACTCGTATCTAATGCTGTGTGATATAGCAAGTTACCGCTAGTTACCGCATCACGAATACCTACGTAAGAAATAATGCCCCAATCAGCCGTAGCCTGGGGAAACTCGATAGCAGCACTATTCGTCGATACTCCGTTACTAGGAGATGCAAACGTAATAGCCTGACGAGCATACGATCCACCTGTAACTTCAGTGCCAGTGTCAGCATCTGTCGGATCATCTGTGTATAACGACAAATAAGTCGTAGTCGGAGCCGTGTAGGTAGTACCACGCAGAGTTCCGTTAATTAAAGCATTCTCTAAGTAATTACTCATTTCTGCCATGATTTACCTCACTGACATTGACATAGGTTGACCACCATACTCACTACTCTGGTCAGCTACATTGATTGTTGAAATAGCACGATCATACAAAGCACCCCAAGTCTGGAGCCTAGAATCGTTCATTAGATACGGCTCAGCTTCTCCCAATGCAGCATAAAGCAAAGCATCAGGATAGTTAGCTAAAAATACATTCGATGAATTAGTGTCGCTTAGGACAGGAGGCTTATAGTAATACAGCATCTGTGCGCTATAAGCAGTATCAGGTATAGGAGCGAACTGTATCTCAGACGAGAGAATCGTATAGTTCACTGGCTTACCTGAATCAGTAGTCCTAGCTGTTGCAAAAAAAGCATTAGGAGATAGATACGTTACCGATGTTGCTGGATTAGTACGCAGATGTACATCACGCATCTCTAGGAAGTCGTTAGGAAGCCCCAACGTCTCTGTACCTGCTGTGGTATCAGCACGAGCCACAACGAGCATCTTGCGGGTTCTAAGCTCCCTAGAGAGCCTAGCCTCAGCCAGAGCAATAAAGTCTGGTATCTGTGTTGTTAGATCACTACGAGCTAGATAGTTTGCTATCGTAGTCTTTAAATCACTGTAGCTCGTAAATGCCATAACTATTTTCCTGAGTTGTGTCTTTCCACAGCCCCATCTTCTACATCATCCCATCGGTATTCATACGTTCCAATGTGACCAATATGCATAGACAGACTGTGATCTACATACGTCTGGAATCCGTTATCTAAAGCCTTGACGCAGAAATGTACATCTTCGCCAATAATACCTTTAGAACCCCATCCAACGTCGTACCACGGCTTTTTAGTAGCCTCGAATACTTCTTTACGAATCATTACAACACCACCACCTACAGCCGTACAAGGCTCTATACCTTCTTTACCTTTAGAGTCTATTTTATGCCATGCGTGATTAATAATGTTGCCATTTTCGTCTTTTTCTATCTCTAGGTTTAAAGCTGTTGGTAGCGTAGGCTTGCGTCTAGTCACCGCATTAACCCCGACAATAGGCACATTCCTGCTCAACAATATATCTATCGTATCGCTAGGAAACCGCATATCAGAATCAATGAACAGGATAACGTCGCAGCCTTCCTTTAACGCAGTATCGACCAGCTTTTCTCTCTGATCGAATATCAACGTCCCTGCCATCGTATATAACTTCAGCCCATGCTCACCAGAACCACAGCGAAACTTAGAATCTCGTCCCACCATCTTCGCAAAGTCAAACGCGAATCCTGTATGAACCTCGTCACGTGCTGGAACACATACACCAACTGTTATACCCATTAGATAGTACCCCTGTAGACTTTGAATTGTGCATTATCAGAGCTATTGAGCCATTTGGCAAACGCTACATCATCAACGATAGCAAAGCCCTTCATAACACCTTTCTTATTCAAGTCATCAATGACTGTGAAAGGTATCCGAGCTACGTGGTGCAAATCGTTTAAGTGTCCTCGTCTTGCCTTGTCTGCTTCCCTGATATGGTTATTACTTTCAAGAATCTCAGTAATATCCTGTTTAGTTTCGATGATAATGCCGCCATCACCGTCTGCGTGCACAACTTGTTGTCTAAAGGTCATAAATCCTCGTAAACGCCCCCAAAGACGAATCCCCAGGGGCTATTCAATTACAGTGCCATATTCAGGTCAGCAATGATGCCATGAGCAGCTTCATTCTTAACCTCGAGCGTTACTTCAACCAGTACCTGAGTCTTATCAGCGTCACCAGCTTTTGCAAGCTCGATAGTCTGGAATGGACGCAGGTAAGCCAGTGCAGCGTACTCAGGATCAAGGATCAGAGCATCACGTGTACGCATGAAACGGTTAGGAACGACTGACATATTACCGAAGTCGGACACATAAACGTCAGCAGCACCAACGATAGCAGCAGGAGCAGCAGAGCCAGCTACGTTATAGCGATATGCAGCTATACCAGTAAAGCTAGATGCTTTCTGTTTACCAGCAGCACCAACCATCAGCACTTTAGGTGAACCACCCGAAGTAAATACCTCAGCAACTACTTCCTTCAGCAGTGTCTCAGTAAATGTACGAGTGTTA